CACTCGACGCTGCCAAGCAGGGTGCCGACTCGCCCAGGGATTCCGCCGCTGGGTGCTTTGACAAGTTTCATCTGGCTGGTCGGCAACATCCTCGGCGGCTTGCGGGTGTACTGCGGCCTGACCGTCCCGGCCTGCCCGTTGGTTTGGATCCAGCGCCGCATTTCACGGATGGTCTTGATGTCGTCCGGCGTCAGTTCCATTACTGAATCCCAAGTGCAGAGAAGTCCTTGACCGTGTACGGCATGTAAACCATTTTCTTTGGCAGAAAGCTGGCGTTGTCCGGCGGTGCAATTTTGATGAGGCGGCCGTGCCCGTTCAGCAGCTGCGGCTCGGCTGGTGCGACTCGCGTCTCGGTTGGTGCATAGGCAATCAGCCCAGCAATCGGCACCGGGTAGGTGATGGCCAGCGATTCGTAATCGGCTCGCTCGGAACCGAACAAGTCGTCCATGTCGCTTTCCGTGACCGTTGCCCCGCCTTCTTTGTTTTGGCCGACAAACAGCATTTCGTTGTAGCCTTGGTCCGGCAGCTGGAGAAACCACGACTCTGGGTTGTGGCTAAACACTACGCCGCGTCGGAAATATAGCTTGCCGTCTCGCCAGTGGTCTTCCTTGATGATGTCGTTGATGAGCAGCGTGTAGGCGTCGAAGGAATACCGTAGCCGCAGGCCGTCTTTGTCGGACTGGCTGATTGTCGTCGTACCTGAATTGACGCTGTCGATGTAGTCGTCCCAGCTGCTGTCCCAGTCCCGGTGCCAAGTCCAGTAGGTGACTCGCTTGGTGTGACTCCGTTTATTGACGTTTTGCTGTGGGTCGTTCGCCGAGTTGACGATTGCTCTATTGATGCCGAACTGCGGCGATGGCAGGTAAGGCGGAACCTGAGAAGTGAACTGCGGTGCAAAGAATGAGGCGGCTGTGTCTTGGTCGAAGATGCCGACAAACTGGGCTCGAGGTGACGCCTCGCTGTATTCCTCGAAGGCAATGTCGACCCGCGGCACGATGTTTTCTGGCTGGTCGGCTGGCAAGCCTTCGCTGGTCCGGTCGTAGCGGGTGACGGCGTTGGTGAAACTGCAGACGACATCGAACAGGTTCTTGGCCTGCGAGTCACTGCGGCGGCGAGGAGTTCGCTGGAAACAGTAAACGGGAGTCGTCACGCCGGTAATGAAATACGGCTGACCAATCTGCGGCAGGCTGGCATCGAGCAGCGACGCAGCAATTCCGGTGGCGTCGACCTGCCACGTCTCCACGTAGTCATACTGGAGAAAGCCATCAACTAGGCGTTCGGTGAGGTCTTGTGATCTGCGATTGGCTGCCATGTGCGTTCCTTGCTATTCGACCAGTCCGGCGACGTTGCGTGTTTGCGACCTATTTTCTTCTTGCTGCCGGACCAGTTCCGTCGATGCTTGCGTTTGCCTTTTAAGCTCTTCGAGTATTGCCAGCTGGACGGTTGCCTGATTGCCGCCGGGATCGCCCGGCAAAGCACTTCGCCTGAGCCTTTGCAGTTGGTCTGGGCTCATGCTGGCTTCCGCGAAGTTTGGATCGAGTTGGCGAGCCTGCTGCAAAAATCCAACTAATTGATCGAAATCAAGGTTGCCAGTGACTCTTCGCGTCGTCTGCCCGCGGTTGTCTCTAAAACGAACCATTCCCTCTTGCGTAATGGAAGACATCATTTCAGCTTGCCGGACAATGGCTAGTCCGTTGTTGTTGGATCCACTTGCCAAGCCAACCGTTTCTGGCCGCCGCCCTAAAATGGCAACTGCAATATCGGCAAGCTGTTCAGCGACTGGCAGCAATTCAACTACCAGTTTGTTCACCACCGCCTCCCAGCGGTAACTTACGTCTTTCCAGCTTTCGGCAGCACTCGCTATCCGATCAGACTCATTGCCTTGCAAAAGGTTGAACTCCTCGGCCTGCCGATACAGTTCCTGCAGTCCTGCAGCACCGCCAGTAATCAGCGACGCCATCTGCCCCTCGTCAGTGCCAAACAGCTTGGACGTGATCAAGCCTCGCTTGCCTGCGTCTGGCATCTGGCCGATTAGCGTGACCATCGTTTCCAGCTGTTTGTTGATTGGCTGAAATGCAATGGCCGCAATAATGTCTTGGTCAGCGCCCAGTTCTCCAAACAACTCCTTGAATCGGCCCATGTCGAGCGACGCCAGCTGGATGTTGTCCCGCATCGTCTTGAGTGCGGCCGCAGCGCCTCCGCGTTCTAGGTCGCCTCCTCGCTCGAGTGCGTATTGCATCTTGATAAAGTCATCAACGAACAAGCCGAACCGTTCCGCGTTGTCGCCCTGGTCATCCAGCTTTTTCATTGTGTCGTTAAACAGCTGCACGCCGCGGCTGGCTGCCTGAAACGAAATAAAAGCGGCGACAAATCCCTTTAGCTTGCCGTTCAGTTTTTCCATCCCGTCGCCAGTGTTTTTGCTGCTGCGCTTTAAGGCTTCCAGTTCAGCCCGCACTTTTGCGGTGGCGTCTTTGTACTGCGTCTGGGAAATCTTGCCGGCTTCATACAGCCGATCAAGCATTTGCAGTGCCTTTGCTGTCTTCTGTTCTGGCGACGTGTCGTTCATCAGCTTCTTCATCAAGGCAACTTCGCTGCGGCTGCTGATCAACCCGCGGGTGAAGTTCTGCGTATCGGCAACCATCTTGTAAGACAGCGTGTGTATTGTCGTACTAGCCATTGCCTAGCCTTTGAAAGAATTCCTGAGCCGCCGCTGGGTCCATTCCACGCTTCTCTTCTTCCTGCGGAAACCAGCCCTGCAGGTAGCCGTAAGCCCACCACTCAAAAATCTGGTCGGTCGTCAACTCGTCAGCCACTGCATCGGCATCCAGCCGCCCGCTAATCTCCGCAAGTTTCAGGTGCAGAAATCGGCGGTGATTGTTTCTTAGTCGTCGGATGTTTTTTTTAGCTTGGCTTCAATGTCCTCGTCGGATAGCCCGGCCAGCGACATGGCAACCTCGGCCAGCCTGCTAACCACCGAGGATGGCATCTGCCGCATCTGCGGGAAGTCGTCCTCCGTGAGATAAGTTTGGCCGTCGTCGCCAACAACGCAAAGGCTGACAATCTTTAGCCGTGCATCCTGCTGCCGCTGCTTGTTCACCTTGTCGCCGGGCCGCAGCCACAGGTCAAACTCCCGCACCCGCAGCGATTCCGGTAGCTCACGCATCTTGACTGGGCCGAAGTCTGGCACGTCGACCGTGACAACCTTAGTTTCCCGTGCTTTCAAAAACTGCTCGCGATTCATCTGCTCATTCCTTATTAGGTGTTGTAACTATCAAACTTGACCTTGCACCCTGCCGTATCGGCAATGGCGTACAGGGTGACGCTGGCCCCCAAGTGAAAGCAGGCTTGCCCGCCGTTAGGCAGCAACTTGATCGCATTGGCACCAGCACTGACAAACCGCAGGCTGACAAAGTTGGTCGTGTCCAGATTAGTGGCCACCACATAGCCCGGCACGACATCGCCAAAGCTAATAGATTCCTCGCTGGTGCCGATGTCCTGGCATACACTGCCAGCCCGTGCAGTTGTTTGCGTGAATTGGCGAGTCTGAGTCGCCGAGGTTTGCTTAAGGTATCCGTTGGTGACGGACGCCCCAACAGTGACGCTGATTTCGTTGGCCATTAGTCATCATCCTCATCTTTGACTTCGACTGGTTCTGAAACGCTGGTGATCACGTCTGGCGACTTGCCAAACTCGCTGGCAACCAGCACCCGCACCGCTGTCACAATCCAAGGCTCCTGCGATGCTTGCCAGTTGATAAACTGCACCCGGTGATACGGCGGGTCGCCGGTGTAGCCGACCAGCCCGTAGCCGTCCGCAATGATGCTCCGCAGCTGCGGGAACAGCGGGTTGCCGTCTTTGTCTTTCGCTGGATGCGGTGCCAGCCGTACACGTTCTGCCATTGGTTGCTCCGATTAGTTGCCTGCGGTCCATGCTGGCGGGGTGCCGCCGGACCATTTGACGCTGATCTCGCCAATCTGAACTTGGTTGGTTTGCAGCGTCGGGAACTTGACCCGCGTCACCAGTCCCGTGCCTGCGTAGTTGGCGGCAGTGGTTCCGCCAGGTGCAACCGGCCAAGTAATGGTTACGGTTTCGGCCGCAGTGCTGGTTGCATACCAGCCAGCGGTTCCGGCTGGGTCAAACTGGAATGTCAGCGTAACTTCACCCGGCTCTTCCAAGTCGCCAGCCATGTAGGTTGGCGTGGTGCTGGCCAAGTGGGTGATGTCAACTGCTGGACGGGATCGCTCGCCAGCGTCGATGGTCAGCCAGTTGAATGCTCGGCTGCTGGTTCCGAAGGTGATCGTGCCGCCGTGGCCGGTGTCGATTCTGGTATTTGCCATTTACTAAACTCCTTAGCTTGTCGCTTCCTGATACATGATGATGTAGTCTCTGCTCACCCAATACCGTTTTTGACTTGAACCGGATACCGGCGGGTCGAAGCCTCGCCGATAGCTGACGTTGCTGGTGACGTTCAGCACCCGCACTAAATCGCCACCAGTGGCCATTGACCCGCGAAACATTTGCAGCGGTGCGAGCCGGACAGCCTCGGCCAAACTATAGGCCGCCGCTGCCGTCACGCCGTAGCAATCGATCTGGATGCGGTTGCTGCAGACGCCGCTGATTCCGGCAAGGTGTTCGTTGGATTCACCCTCGAAGATTTCCAAGATTAGGAACGGCATCGCCGCTCCTTCTTTGGCATCGTGGAAATAGATTCGGGCAGCGTCGCCTGTGCCAACGACCGACGTGATCGCCGTCTTGGTCTTCAGGTAGATTCGCAGGCTGTTGAGGATGTCAGGCATCAGCGGGCACCTGCTATTGAACGCTCAAGACTAGAAACAACCGCTTGATTCTGCTGTGTCTTAGTCGTGTCGACTGACGGTGCCAGCCATCGCTTGGCCTCAACGAAGGTTTTCCGTGTAGACGGCTTGTCGCTCCAGAAGTAAGCCTTGTGTCCAAACTCCAGCAGATGGCTGTGAGCCGTCGTGTTTTTTCTGTCTTTGCCTTTCATGTGCGGCTCAATCTTCTGGCCTGTAATTGCCATGTGTAGCTGGCCGTCATTTTTCTGCACCATCTTGATTGCGATACTGTCGGCCAGTGGCTTGCGGGCAACGTCGCGCTCTTTTTGTTTGCGGCTTTTCTTGTTTGCCGTTCCGGTTTGGCTGCTGCGTGATATTCGTTTTTGTGCTTCCTTCTGCACAATCTTGCTGGCGGACTTGAGTGCGTTGGCCAATGCCTTGCCACGAACCAGCAGATCAACCCGCTTCAGGTAATCTTCCAGTGGTACGTCTTGGCTGATGGTCGTCTCGATTGCCAGCTTTGCCTTTGCCATTACAGTACGACCTCCGTCGTCTGAATCATCAACTGCGTGTTGTTGTCCATCGCCAGCACCCGGCTCACTTCGTAGTAGGTCTGCGTTAGCGGCTGATAGATTCGCATGCTGGGCAGGATTCCGGCGTAGTAACGCATTTCAATAACGTGCGAAACGGTGGCCTCAATCTGTCTGCCGCGGTACGTCTCGCCGCCGCTGACCGCCGTGATACTACACGGCAGGTCACGCCAGAGCGTTGTTGCAAACGCTGGGTCGTCGCTGCCTTCAGCAGACGTTTCACGGTAGACGTGGACGCGGTCGCGGTACTGGCCAGCCTTAAGCCTCACGGGTAGTTGCTCCGTTTCATGCGGGCCAGCAGGTTCTCATAGGCCTTGAAGCCGCCGGTGACGATCTCGTTGCCCATCATCGTGCGTTCTTCAAAGTAGTAGCCAATCAGCAGCAGCATCGCCTGCTTAAACATCTGCGGCACAGCGCCACCGTTGGCACCGTAGCCGGCCGTGTACGCTAGGCTGATGGCATCCCAGCGGTCGTAGGTTGTCGGCCATGCCGCGTTGCTATTAAGCCAGACGCGGCGACGGTCTGTGTCCAAGCTGTAGAGGCTGGCCGAGAATGTCTGCTGCGTGTTGGTTGAGTCGTAGTAGGTAATCGAAGTGACCGCCGTGACAGGCCGGAAGTAAAGCTGCCAGCATTCCTCGTCGCCCGACCAGTTAAACTTTTCCGTAACCGTGCGAGATATAAGGCAAACCTGACAGTCATGCTCCACCTGCTCCCGTGCCTGCTGGATCAGATTCTGCAAATGCTCGTCGTGTGCCGTGTCAGCGTCGGCGATTTCGAGATGCTTTTTCGCTTCGCTCAGCTGCAGCGGTTCCACTGTCGTTGCTGACTGGGTGATCGACTTGTCCGCCGTCCGCAGCGGGCCGCTGATTGAGTATCCGCCCATGTCCAAACCTCACCAAACAATCTGCCACGCCGGGATAAACTTCGATCACGTCTTCGGCCTTGCGGCCGTTCCAGTCACGGAGCAACTGAACCTTCAGCTGCTGGACTTGTTTCATTTTCATTTTTCTGCTCCTTCTTTTCCAAATACTGCTGCCGCCACTGCTCTGGGTAGATGTGCGTCGGTTGCAGGTTCTCGTCGTAAACTGCGATCATCTCCTCCATGTGGCCGATGCGGCAATCCAGATCAACCCAGACTCGACGCCCAGTCTCACGGAACCGGTTCCAGAACCAGATGTCGTCGTCAATCTTGGCGTCCGTCCATTTGCCCTGGTCATCCGGCCTGCACCAAAACCAAGGCTTTGGCACATCCCGCAGCCGCTCGAGCCTGATGGCCGTCAGCCCGAAATGTGCGGTCGTCACCTCAATCGGCTCGCCTTGGTACTCGACCTGCGTCTGGCCGCCGACCGTAAACAGCGGGATTTGTTTACCCCGCTTGCACTGCATCGCTGCGACGGCGTCATACTTCGGGTCGCTGTACAGGACGCTGAGCAGGCGATGAACATGCTCAACGGTAAAGCAGCTGTCGAAGTCGACGGTGATCGCAATGTCGATGCCGTGGTCGATGGCGTCTTCCAGCATCCGCTGCATGCACTGGCCGTAGAACACGCCGCCAGACACGACAATCGGAATGCCCGCTTTCTTAAATGCGTGGTCGATGACGTTGCGGCTCCAGACACACTCGTATCTGGGAGCCGTCATCAACGCCGCGACTTTCGCTTCATGTGTATCCATAGCGTTCTGCTCCGCTTTTGGTGACCGTCTTATAATTAACCAACCTTGACGTAATCGGCATTGTTGGTGTTGGCGGAGGCGGCGATTTCCTTTTGCAGGACGCCGACTACCGAGGTTAATACCGGGCCATTGGTCGTGGTGTCCGGCGTGAGTCCGACTTGCAGATAACGCTTGCGGCCATTGAGATCAACGTGCAGCACGGCCTCGGCCGCTGCGGTGTTGTCGATGGTAAAAGCGTAGGTGCTGTTGAACGTGGCAAAGTTGGAGGCCGTGGTGTCGTCCGATTCCTTAAGGGAGACGACGACGTTCGTGCTGTTGGTGTTCAGTTCCGCACCAACAGTAATGCTGATGGTTGCGTAATCGGCACCTTGGCAGTCGAGGTTGGCAGTCCGTGCTGTAGTCACAGCGGTAATCGGAGCGAGCAGCGTGGAATACACGCAGCTTTGGAGAGTCTTCATATCAAGTTCCTTGTCAGGTTTTGGTTGATGTCAGGGAAAAGGAGGGGACGGAAACCCGCCCCCTCCCGACGGTCCCAAGTGGAGCAGAACACTTGGATCACTATGATGCGTTGCACTTCACGCCGATGATCGGGCCGCCAGTGGTGCTGGTTCCCCGTTCGTGGCAGTTGATGTCGAATCGTTCGGTGGCACGGAAGTAGACGCTGTCGGTGTTGAAACCGTAGCTGTTGTCCAGTGCGATGCTGATGCCTCGCTTCTGGCCCATCGTCACGGCTCGGCTCAGGTCGCCAAAGTAGGCGATGAACCTGCCAGACAGGTCAGTCGTCGGAGCGCCGCTGTCCATCGCTTGGGCGAACACGACTGGGAAGCCCATAAACGTCGGACCAAATCCAGCGTTAAAGTTGGTGGCAGTGTTGCCGGTTGACGCAAACGCTAGGCGTTGCATGACGTTGTGGTAGATACTGCTGTGGCAATACCAGCGAGGCTGGATGCCAGGAAGCTGCAGCAGCTTGCCCATCGCCTCTTCGAAGCTGGCAATGGTGATCTCGGCTGGCGTGTCCACGTTGCTTGCAGTCGTAGCCACTGCACCGGCAGCCAGAGCGTTGGCCAAGCCAACGATGCCGCCATAGGTGCTGGTTCCGTCACCGCTGAAAAGGCATTGGTCTTCTTTCACGGCAAACGACAAAGCAACTTCGGCAGTCAGCAAGTCGCCAAGGGCAACCACTGCGTCTTCTGGCAGTTCGCTGGACCAGCTGCTGAACACCATCAGCTTGCGAGCTTCCAATCGGATCTGGTCAAACGCCAAGTCCGAGGCGGTGACAGCAGAGTTTTCGCCAGCAAAGTAGCTGGTGAATCCGCTGGCCCGGCGAGGCAGCAGGGTAACGCCAGCACCCATTGGATAAACACGGGCTTCGCGGCGAGCCACACCGAACTCTTCGACGTTGCGAATAATCGCCGCTTCCATCACTTCGGGAACCAGATAGCCGCCCTTGGTGTTGTCGCTGCCACCCATCGCGGCTTGGATGCCGTGATTCTTTAGCCATTCGGTAGCGCCTTGGTTGCCCTGCACGCTGCGAATGAACTGGCCAGCGATAAACGCTTCCTTTTCTGCGTTTGGCCCAGCATACGAACGGATGCTACCGATAGCCTTGGCGGACGCTGGAACCTTGACGGCGCTGACGTTGATGTCACCGTTGGCGACAACTTCCTCGACTTGCTTGTCGTCGCTAAACCGCTGGCGGGCAATCGCCTTCTGTGCGGCTTCGACCTTCAGCATCCGGTCGAGCTTGGCTTCCAGTTCGCCGAGCTTGCCGACCAACTCGCCCTTGCCCTGAACCTCGTCGATTTCCTTTTCTTCGTCAGCGTTCAAGTCACGCTGGTCGCCTTTGGCAACAGCCAAAATCGCAGCGACGCGGTCGTGCTGCTCCTGAATCGCCTCTCGCAATTCCTTTACAGTCTTCATGGTCATTCCTTTTTTGTGCCGACTGTCAGGCAGCAAAAAAAGAAATCGACTGCGACAGCCGACGTTGTTTTCCAAACGTCAGCCCGTCGAGTCGATGACAACCGAACTCTAGCGGGAGTTTTTCAAAATGTGCGGCGGGAACATCCCACCGCTGGCAATCATACGCTTTCTAAGTTACGAATCAAGTGTCACGGCTTTTTAGTCGTATTGCCCGCAGTTTTGCGGCAATCAGTTTTGGGAACCGCTGCTCAACCGGCGTGGCTGGCTTGGCGGCGTCAAACAGTTCCTGCGGCGGATGGCGGAACATCGACGCCGATGCCATCGCCTTTGGTGCGTCCTTGATGTCGACCACCTCATCGACCAGCCCAATGGCCATCGCCTCTTTGGCGGTGAACCAAGTTTCACTGGCCACCATCGCCAGAATCTCTTCCCGGCTGGCGTCCATCTTGGCGGCGTAGGCATCGACCAGCGTCTCGCTGTACTTGTCCAGAATGTCCGCTGTTTTTCGCATTGCCGCCGCGTCACCAATGGCAATCGTGTGCGGCTGGTGAATCATGACCATCGCCCGCGGTGCCGCCGTGACTTTGAACCCGCTGACCAGAAACAGGGTCGCCGCCGATGCGGCCAGTGCGTCAACGCTGACCGTGACCTCGCCGCTGTGCCGCCGCAGGTTCTCCACCGCTGCGACTGCCTCATCGACGCTGCCGCCAGGCGAATTCACCCGCACGCTGATCGGCCCGTCGCCCAGCATCCCCAATGCTTCGACAATCGAATCGGCCCCGATAAACCCCCAGTCCGCTGGCCCAATCTGGCCGTAAACAAACATCTCCCGCGTCTTGTCGTTAATTCGCAGCATCGCACAGCCTCCATTCCAAGTCGAAGTTAAAGTCGTTCCTGTCCGGCATTCTGCTTGGCCGGTAACATCCAAACTGCTCCATGTACGCAACCGCACCGGACAGCGAATTGTCTGGCAGTCCGTCGTAATGCCTGAACCCGTCGGCATCCGTTTCGTGAATTACCCGCTGGACGGCTCGCCGCCGGAAATACGGTTCCATTGTTTTCAGGATCGCAAGGTCCATGCCCTGAGCGTCAGTAACCAGCGTCTGAATCTGCTGGATGCCAGCCCACTGTAGGAAATCGCAAAGGTTGATAACCTGCACCTCAATCTCGGCCTGTTCGCTTAAATCCGCTTGCGGGTACATCTGGCGAGCCTGTTCAGTACAAACACCCAGACTGCTGCTGACGCCGCCGGTGTTGTAGACCCGCATCTTTGCTTGGCCTGTCGCCTCGCCGCAGGCTGCCTGAACAACATGGAAGATGTCGCTTAAGTGCGTGTTGTGCTGCCGCAGGTAGGCTGCCGCTTCCGGCAGCGGCTCAAACATGAAAAAGCGGTCGTGGCCTTGCAGTAGTCGCAAGGTCTCGGCACAGCCTTTATTTGGCCCAACACAGACGAAGACACGTTCACTCATAGGCTGGTTAGCTCCTTGACGCCGTCAACACGCCATGCCGCAAGCAGCGACTGCACCGCCGCCACAAACTCGGCAGGTTGCTTGTCAGCTGCCGCCAGCAGTGCCTCCTTGTGACACTGACAGTATCCGGCCGCGTCGCAGTCCTCGGCACCAGCCGTCGACTCGAGCCGCTCCTGCCAGCGTGTGTAAAAGCCGTCGACCCATTCAACGAAGTTCTTAGCCCGAAGTCCTCGCTGCTCGATCCGGTTGCACTCGACGCCGACCATGTGCTGCAGCTGGGCCTGTGCGGCTGGCGCTGCGTTGGGTGCTTCGGCCTCATCAGCGTCATCGCTGGACGTGTCGCCGCTGGGGTCCACTTCGTCGGTCGTGATGTTTGGGTTGCTGTAGGTGTCGCCGCCGTCGTAGGGGTTCATGTCCAGCTTGGCCCGTGCCTCGTTCGGGTTGATAATCTTGTGGACGATGCCCTGAGCCAGCGTGTCTACGGTCGTCTTCATGTCGGTCATGATGAGCGTGCCGCGGTTAAACTTGAAGTAATACTGGTCGGCCATCTTCTCGCGGTCGGTCAATAGCTTGGCCCGGCACTGCATCTCCCACTTGACCAGCCAGCGGTTAAGGCACGACTGCAGTTCAGACAACTGCTTTTGCTCGAGGCTTGAATAGCTGCTGCGAGACTCATCGCCAGGCATCGACTCCAGCCCGAACCACAGCATGATGTCCGTGCGGTTAAACTTCTGCTGTTCGACGAACTGGGCGTCGTGGTTGCTCATCGTCAGCACGTTGGCCGTCACGCCTTCACGCAGCAGGCCGACCAGTTCGCCGTCTTCGTTGTGGTGCTTGCGGAAAGTTGTCAGGAACTCCGACGCCTGCTTCTCGTCACGGAATGAACCCGGCGGAGCCTGCAGCATCATCCGGCCAGTGAATCCTTTTTCCGATTGCTTCGTCGCCAGCCGCTGACCGTTCAGGCCCATCGACAGCGACTCTCTCGCCACGCTGGCGAACGACTTGCCCTCGACGCCGTCGTAGCCGAAGCCTTGGATGTGCAGGACATCCCGGTCGTGAATCACGACGGTCGTCTCTGGGTTGGCGGTCATCGCCTCCTCAAAGTTGCCGGAATAGGCAGCGATGCGGTCGTGGTCCATGTTTGGATTGGTGACGTGGTACTTCTCGCCGCCAACCATGTAGGTCTTCGTCCGGTCAGGCATCAGCGGCAGCAGCTCCGTCGGCCTGCCTGCTTGGCGAATCACTACCGCCCGGCCGTTGCCCCAGCCGATGGCGTGGCCCTGTATCGTTTCCTTCCAAACATCGGCGGTCTGATAGTCGTTGGGCTGCCACCGCAGCAGGTTCCAAACTGCATGGCCGATGCCGTCGTCGCTCCCGCCGCCGGGTAGCTTGCGGCGAACCTCCAGCGGCATCTGGCCGACCATGCCGCTAATCTTCGACATCGCGTACCACACGCCAGCCAGTCCCAGCATGGTGTGCGGATTGACTGGCGTCACGCCGTCATCGGTTCCATTGAACCACTTCAGCAAGCCGTTAATTCCGAATCCCATCCGTGCCACTCCGTTAGCCGATAAAAAGGTTGCCTGTGAACTTCGACTTGCAAACCATCACTGCCCGCATTGCCATCAGCGACGCCACCGCCGCATCAATCTTTTCTTTGCTGTGCTTCTTGTCCGGCATCACCTGATCGCGGCTGTTGCGGTTGATGCTCATGTTGAGCGCACACCACCGCAGCACCGAGTCGTTGATTGCCGGACGTAGCCGACCTTCCGCCGCCGCATTCTGAAACTCAAGCAGCACTTCGTTGAAATGATGATGGGCCTGCGGCATCTTCACCGCCGTCAGTCCGGCCGCATCCAGTTCGTCGCCAAGCTGGCTGGCGTTGTACGGGTCAAACGCCACCATCTGGATGCCCAGCTGTTCGCATTCATCCAGCAGCGAATCCCGCAGGCTGGCCACAACGTAGCGGCACTTCACCAGCTGGCCGCCATGTATCCAGTGACTCCACGGCTGCTGGGTCAAGTCCCGCCTCGACTCCTCGCTGATAAACGCCCGGCTCCGCATTTCGTAACGGTAAACCGGCCGCAGGTTTCCGGCAGCGTCTTCCGATTCGCCGACCTTGAACCTTGCCACCAAGCCGTATGCCGCAAGGTCATCCTTGCCGCCCAGGTCCACCCCCGCAGCGATGGCGTCGGCTTCGTCCCAGTTCGATAGCGGTGCGGCGATGCTGTCCCACAGTTCGGCCGTGATGCCGTTCTCGACGCTGCTGACGGTGCGGTTGCAGTGATACCGCATGAAGTCGTGCCGAGCCTGCGGCTTGTTCTTGGCCTTGGTCGCCTGCTCGGCCAGATAGTCGAGCTTCACCGAGACTCCAAGATTGGGATTGGCCTTGACCCAAACGGCTGAGTCGAACGGGTCGTCGGTCTCGTCAATCTCGTAGATGATGCCGAACGTGCTGTCGTCCTGCCAGTCGCCTTTGATGACGCCGCGGGTGTAAGCCAGTTCCTCGTTGTAAATACGGCTGCGGTCGTTGCCTGCCGTCGTGATCATTACCTGCATCGGCTGAGTACGTGCGGCACTGCCTGTCGTCATCGTGGCATAAAAGTCCCGGTGGTATTCCTGCCACGCATGCAGCTCGTCGAAGAACACGCCGTGAGGGTTAAGCCCGTCGTACGGCCGGTCGCTGCCCAGTGGCCGAAGGAAAGAATTGGTTGCCTCAAAGGCCACGTTGTCTTTGGTCACGCTGGCATGCCGCCCAAGGTACGGCGACTGCCGCAGCATCCGGTTTGCTTCCTTGTGAATGATGCGAGCCTGATCCAGCTTGGTCGCACCGATGTAGACTTCGGCCCCAGCCTCGCGGTCGGCCGCCGTCAGCAGCAGCGCTAGCCCGGCACAGTAAGACGACTTGCCGTTCTTCCTAGCAACGCTGATAAACGCCCTGCGGAAACGGCGGGTGCCGTCCTCCCGTTCCCAGCCGAACAGGTTCCAGTTAATGAACGCCTGCCACGGTGACAAGTGAAATGGATGCCCGACGAACTCGCCAATTGAATGCCGCAGCAGCAGCGGGAAGAACTGGCACGAACGCTCGGCCCGCTGCTGGTTCAGCCGGTAGGGAAAGTCCGGCGTTTGCTGCCGTGACAAGTCCCGCTGGTATCTGGCCACCGCCGCCTTAACCATGTCGCACGCAACCACCGAGCCATCCTGCACGTCGTCGCAGTAGCTTGTCAGGGTGTCGCGATACGCATGAGCTTGAATCAACCGATGCCTGCTTTCATAAATTCAGCGAACGGGTCCATTGGTTCCTTCGGGTCTTCCACCTTTAGCGATGCCCGGTCCAGCGGTGACATGCCGAACTGCTTGCCGAACTTGTCAATCATGTCGGCGAGGTTCTTCAGCTTGCTAATCAGCTTCGGGTCGTCGTCAATCTGCATCCGCTCGAGCAGTTTGCGATACTGTTCCCACGACACGCACATCAGTTCCAGCTTGGCCGCGTCCTGATCACGCAGCACGCCGCCAGGTAAATTGCGAATCGTCAATTCCCACAACCATTTCCCGGCCTCGCCGATTACGTCTGGCTTTGGTAGATTTGCCGGTGATGCTGCAGCCACCGAATCAACACGACCAGCGTGACGCTCAGCGCGAAACGTCCCCTCTAGTACGTGCTTGGCGGTCATTTTTGGCTTGCGTCCTTGTCGGCCCTTGTGTCCGGCCATAGGTAATCCTCATTCTGGGTCGATATGTTGAT